TCATGGAAGCCCTAGGAGAATAGCGTGGTTGCGTGGTCCTACTCCTCGATCAAGACCTTCGATCAGTGCCCTAAAAAGTACTTCCACTTGAAGGTTGCCAAGGATGTGCAGGACACTCCGGGGTTTGAGGCCATTTACGGTACGCAGGTACACAAAGCAGCCGAGGACTACATCAAGGATGGCACCCCCGTTCCGCCAAAATATAGCGTTGTCAAGGAAACCGTCGAGGCCCTAGAGTTGTTCCCCGGCGCGAAGCACACCGAGCTTAGACTAGGTGTCAGCAAGACGGCTACTGGCTACGAACCTACTACCTTCTTCGGCAAGAATGTGTGGTGGCGGGGTATCGTGGACTTGCTGATTATCGATGATGCTCGCGCTTGGATGGTTGACTACAAGACCGGCAAGAACGCCAAGTACGCTGATATGAAGCAGCTAGACCTAATGGCCGGTGCCATCTTTGTACACTACCCCGAGATCGAGACCATCAAGTCTGGACTTGCTTACGTAGTCAGTAACGAGTTCCCCAAGAAGACCCACCACAAAGAGCACTTAGAAGCCTACCTCAGCGTGTTCGACCCTCAGCTTGAGCAGTTGGAAGCGGCGCTGGATAATGGTATATGGAACGCCAAGACCAGCCCGCTGTGTGGGTGGTGTCCAGTTAAATCGTGCGAGCACTGGAAGCCCCGGAGAAACTGATGGCGAGAGACTACAAGAAGGAAGCCAAGTACGAGGCCCAGCCTGAGCAGATAGCTAACCGGGTTGCTCGTAACAAAGCACGGCGCAAGCTTATGCGCGAGGGGAAAGTTCACAAGGGCGACGGCAAGGACGTAGCCCACAAGGTCGCTTTCGATAAGGGCGGCAGTAGTAAGCAGGGCGTGACCGTGCAGAGCGCGTCTCAGAACCGGTCGTTCAAACGGGACAGCAAAGGCAACCTAGTGTCGGAGACCAGCACGAAAGAACGTAAAAAGAAGGGATAGCCATGACCGACGAAGAACTGGACGAAATATTCAAACGCTACGGTTGGGCTCCCGGTGATCATATACCTAGAGGGATGCTTTTAGATATCATGCTACCAGCAGTAAACGCCTTGTTTGGCCTAGAGTACGCAACGCTAGAGAGTGTGGGTCAAGATAAGAAATAACCGCACAAGGAGCAAACTGTGCAGATCATAGACAACAAAGTGCTGCTCTTCCATGCAGCCAAAACCCGAGCCGTTACTGACGTAATTGAAAAGAGCGCTGTTGTTGACGGCAAGGTAGCTGTGCACTGGGGGCTTACAGAGGCCAAAGCGCTAGCCGCGTTGGGTATACCTGATGTTCCGTCACCAATACTGCGCGACTACCGGTGGACAGGCAAGCATCAACCCTTTGCGCACCAGAAGGTTACGTCCTCATTTCTCTCCATCCGCGACAAGGCTTTCTGCTTCAACGAGCAGGGTACGGGTAAGACCGCCAGCGTAATCTGGGCTGCCGACTACCTCATGAAGCTGGGCAAGATTAAGCGCGTCCTCGTGCTGTGCCCGCTGTCCATCATGAAGGCTGCGTGGCAGCAGGACATGTTCAAGTTTGCTATGCACCGTAGCTGCAGCGTGGCGCACGGGAGTTCGGACCAACGTAGAAAAATTATCGCTGCGGGTGCTGAGTTTGTTATTCTTAACTATGACGGCCTAGCGGTTATCAAGGACGAGATCACCAACGGTGGATTCGACCTCATCGTAGTGGACGAGGCTAACGCCTATAAGAACGCCCAGACCACCCGCTGGAAAATCCTGAACACGCTCATCAAGACCACAGACCCGCGCCTTTGGATGCTTACGGGTACGCCAGCAGCGCAGTCACCTCTTGACGCATATGGGCTTGCTAAGCTGGTTAACCCCGATGGCTGCCCTAAGTATTACAGTGTGTATCGGGATCAAGTGATGATGAAGGCGACCCAATTTAAGTGGGTTCCTAAACCTACGTCGCAGACCATAGTGCATACCATCTTACAGCCAGCCATTCGGTTTGAGAAAGACCAGTGTCTGGACCTTCCCGACGTTACCTATGTGGACCGTGAGGCTCCGCTTACCCCGCAGCAACGTAAGTATTATAACCACCTTAAGACCCAGATGCTCATAGAGGCAGCGGGTGAGGAAGTTAGCGCACTTAACGCAGCTACTAAATTGAACAAGCTCCTCCAGATTAGCGGGGGCGCGGTATACACGGATGCTGGGGAGGTCGTGGAGTTTGACGTCTCTAACCGCTTGGCTATCGTAAAGGAAGTCATTGAGGAGAGCAGCCACAAGGTGTTAGTCTTCGTACCATTCACCCACACCATCGACCTACTGAGGGACTACCTGACTAAGCAGGGGATTAGCAGCAATGTCATCAATGGTAAGGTGCCGGTGAACCGCAGGTCGGAGATTGTGCAGGAGTTCCAGACCAAGGACAGCCCGCGCGTCCTCATAATTCAACCTAAGGCGGCTAGCCACGGGCTTACGCTGACAGCAGCAAACACTGTGATTTGGTATGCACCAGTGACGAGCGTGGAGACCTACCTCCAAGCTAATGCCCGTATCAATCGACCGGGCCAGAAGAACTCTATGACAGTTGTTCACATCAAGGGTAGCGAGGTGGAGAACCGCCTTTATGACATGCTGCAAGGCAACATCGATAACCACCAGAAAATTATCGATCTTTATAGGCAGGTGGTAGATGGATAAAATGTCTGAACGCCCCGTAGTATTCAAGTTTAAGCTAGGTGACCGCGTCGGGGTAAGGCGGTACTTGCACCTTAGAGCTATCCGCTGCAGCGAGAGCGAATACCGACTAATTTACCCCGATGGGTTTATGGTGGCGGATTTGGTGAATGGCATACACGGCCCCGACTACCACTGCGAACCAATCACCCCCACGCCCCACGCTGCGGTTATGTGGATCGAAGAAACATACCTAACGAAGCTTGACACTGTATAATGTAAGGAATACGAGGGGGGCGGACAGAAAGGAGCAAACAATGTCCCAAACCATCGACGAACTCGTGTCTGTGTACCGCAGGGTACGCGACACCATCAAAGCCAAGGAGGAGGCTCACGAAGCTGAGATAGCTTCCCTCAAAGAGAGCCTCGAAACTGTTGCCCAAGGTCTTTTGGACTTTTGCAACGAGCAGAACCTTGATAGCATTCGCACCCCCATGGGTACCGTATCGCGGCGTGTAAGCACCCGGTACTGGACTACCGACTGGGAGTCTACGTATCAGTTCATCATGGAGCATGAAGCGCCCTACCTTCTGGAGAAGCGCATACAGAGTAACAACATGGCGCAATTCTTGGAGGAAAACCCGGACGTCCTCCCACCCGGCCTCCAGATCGATAGCAAATACGTCATCCAAGTCCGCAAGCCTGCGGCTAAGTAAGGAGCAAACATGGAAGACCAAGACGCACTGATTGATGTTACGCTTCGTCATAACGCGATGGAGAAAGCCTTGGCGCTAGCTGCGATCCTTGGACCTAATAAGGACAAAACGCATCCCAGTTATCAAGATATCCTTACCATCTCCCAAGCCTTTTATTCCTTCCTCAAAGGAGAAACCAAGTGAGCAATATCACTATTTTTCGAGAGCCCTCCAACTTCCCCACAGTTCGCCGCGAGTCTAAGCTGCTTAGTCAGCGTAAGCCCGGTGGCATGCGCCGGATTGCTACTAACACCAACGGCACGTTCAAGCGTATCGTAAACGGCGACCAAGTTGGTAAGGCCATCCCGCACGAGATCAACGTCATCATCGTCAGCCATCTCGACAAGGTTTCGCGCCAGCTGTACCTCAGCGACTACGATCCTCAGGCCAAGCCGACGCTGCCTGACTGCTGGTCCAACACTGGCGATAAGCCAGAAGCCAGTGCGGCTAATCCTCAGGCCACTTCTTGTAACGACTGCCCCAAGAACGTGAAGGGCTCTGGTAAAGGCGGTAAGGGCCGTGCCTGTCGTTATAATCGCCGCCTCGCCGTCATGGCGGAAGGAGACCCCTCGGGCGATATCTACCAGCTTAGCGTTGCCGGTGGATCGCTGTTCGGGGACGGCGCTGATGATGTCTATCCGTTTGAGGGCTACCGCAACTTCCTTGAAGCCAACGGCGAAGGCACCGACACTGTGGTGACCAAGGTTATGTACGACCTCGATGCTGACACCATGACGCTGCGCTTCAAGCCGCTCCGTCACTTGACGCAGGAGGAGTGCGATATGGTGGACGCGGCTCAGGCTAACCCCGAAACCCAGAAATATATCAGCCTCACGGTAGCCCATGCTGACAACGTCGTAGAGCACCCCGCACCCAAGGTGGCTGCCCCTAAGGCTGCACCGGTTAACCCCTTCGCGGACGACGAGGAGGACGCGGAGGACGAAGCTCCCGCTGAGCCGGTAAAGCGCTCCTCGAAGAAGGAAGCTGCGCCCGCAACTAAGAAGCCTCTGGCAGATGTCCTGAGCGCTTGGGGCGACGGCGAATAAGATGTCGCGCGGCTACAGCGTTAGCGTAGTCGAGAATATTAAGAAGGCAGATGGGAAGCTCCTTGGCGTCCGTCTCGGGTTGGTGTGTGTCTCTCATGACATCCCGGTATCCCGAGTCGCGGACGACCTCGGAGTGACCCGCCAGACAGTCTATTATTGGTTCAGCGGGGTTCGGACTCCGAAGAATCATATCAGGCCCGCTCTCGAAGCCTATCTCAATAAACTCGGCTGACGAACATCTTTACATCGAGAGCCATGCCATGAACGACATTGACCTTATTAGGCTTGTCCAGCCGGACGACGGTTGGTTCGCCATCGTCGGTATTAAAGGGCCCAAGGACGTTCGGCAGGAGCTTGTTGCCACGAGGGAAGAAGCAGACGAAATCATCTCGCGGTTTTTATCCCAGAACAGGGACGTATATTTTGGCCTCGCGAAGTACAAGAACGGCAGCAGCCGGTCTAAGGAAAACGTACAGAGCCTAAAAGCTTTCTGGATAGATATTGACTGTGGCCCTACGAAGGCGGTGGTAAACGAAAAGACCGGCAGACCAGACGGGTATGCCGATCAAGACGCAGGGCTCAAAGCGCTCGCAGAATTTTGCGCTTTGGTCGGGCTCCCTGAGCCTACCATCGTTAACTCGGGGCGCGGCTGGCACGTATACTGGTCGCTCGAAGAGGAAGTAACTCGTGCACAATGGGAACCCGTAGCAGATAGGTTGCGTGAGCTTTGCGTCAACCAAGAGTTCTACGTTGACCCGTCCTGTTTTGAGGTTGCGCGCATTTTGCGTGTACCGGCCACGTTTAATTTTAAGCAAGACCCGCCCCTACCAGTTACTATTAAGTCCGTAGGGGAACACATTACCTTAGCCGAAATACGCCAGCTTCTCGGTGTCAAGGAGCAAACCGGAAGCCAACTAGCTACGTGGGACCCATCGGAGCGCCAACTGGCGCTATCGAACAGCACTGGCTATAACTTTAAGAAGATCATGGTGCGTAGCGCCAAGGGGGAGGGCTGCAATCAGCTGCTCCATGCTTACGTCAACCGGGCCACCATCAGCTACTACGAGTGGTTCTATGCGCTCTCAGTAGCAGCGCAATGCGATGACGCTAAGGTAGCTACTCACATGCTATCGGAGGGTCACCCGGATTACGACCCCGACAGCCTTGATAAGAAGGTAGCTACTCTCCGGAAGGCAACTAGCTGCGCTAAGTTCAAAGCCTCAAACCCGGAGTTGTGTGAAGGTTGCTCCCACTTCGGTCGCATTCTCGGCCCCAAGGAACTGGGTAAGGGTTTTCGGCAAGCAGCCGTAGCGGAGTCGGTCATCGAGGATGTAAGCCCTCAGACGGGGAACCTCACAACCTACACCATACCGAAGTACCCGTACCCGTACGTCCGTAAGGAAGACGGCGGTATATTGCGGCTGCCACCCAAAGGCACACCGAATGCCGCCGAGATGGAGCCCTTGCTCGTCTACGAGAACGATCTTTATGTCGTGAAGCGTATGACGGATACCGTGCTGGGCGATATCGTGGTGCTGCGGCTGCATCTCCCGCAAGACGGCATTCGTGAGTTTACGATGCCCTTTTACGAAGCCACTGATAAAACAGCACTACGTAAGATGCTGTCTATGAAGGGCGTGGTCGCCATCGGTAAGCAGTGTGACATGCTACTAGACTTCATCTCCCGATCAGTAAGCGAAATTCAACGCAAACATAAGGCAGAGATCATGCGCCAACAGTTTGGATGGGCCGACAACTACACTAAATTTGTTATTGGTGACCAAGAAGTAAGCGGCCAAGGAATATACTTTAGCCCGCCTTCAACCACCACTCAGAAGCTAGCTAAGTTCATCGGACCTGTAGGCTCGCTGGACAAGTGGAAGGAGATTTGGGACCTCTATAACCAAGAAGGTCTGGAGGCACACGCTTTTGCGGCCCTCAGTAGTTTCGGGGCCCCCCTGCTGCACTTCCTTAACCAGACGGGCGCTACCATCAACTTGTATAGCCCTAACTCGGGCACCGGTAAAACAACCGTCCTCAATATGATTAACAGCGTATGGGGGCATCCCAGTGACTTGCGCTTGAAGGAGGCGGATACCCTCAACGGTAAAATCCAGTGGCTCGGCATCCTTAACAACCTACCGTGCACAATGGACGAAGTTACTAACATGAGCACGGACGAGTTTTCCGATCTGGTCTACGCCCTCTCCAACGGTAAGGGTAAGGAACGCATGGTATCGGGGAGCAACGAGCTACGCGAGAATAACACCACATGGCAGACGATTACCACTACTACTTCCAACGCATCTTTCTATGAGAAGCTGTCGGTATTGAAGACTAACCCGGAAGGCGAGCTTATGCGCCTCATTGAGTATGAGCTTAAACCGACGAACATCATCGACATCACAGTTGGTAGAAACGCTTTTGATGACGCGCTGTTCCATAATTACGGCCATGCAGGTCCTATTTTTATGGAGTGGGTGTTTAACAACTTTGAAGAGGTTATTAAGACTTGCGCGGAAGTCCAGTTGCGCATCGACCGGGAGCTTCGCTTAGCCCCCAAGGAACGGTTCTGGTCAGCCACCGTTGCAGCTAACATTGTAGGCGGCTTAGTAGCGCGCCGCGCCGGGCTCATTAGTTGGGACATGGGCCGCATTTATACGTGGGCTTGCGACCGGATACGCTTGCTACGTACCGAGATAGCCGCACCTATGGACTCCGCCGATCAAGTCATTGGTGACTACTTGTACCGCCACATGCAAAACATTCTGGTAGTAAACGACGGGGTGGACCGGCGCACCAAACTCAAACGCCTCCCCATGCGGGAGCCTAAGGGTGAACTGTTGATCCGCATTGAGCCAGATACCAAGATGATGTTTATGTCCGCCAAATCGCTTAGGGAGTACTGCGTTAAGTACCAGATTAACTACAGCGGCACCCTTGCGAAACTCGAAGATACCGGTCGCCTCGTCAAGCGCGATAGCAAGCGCATGGCAAAGGGTACGGAGCTAGCAGACATACACATGCATGCCCTATGGTTCGACCTATCAAGCGACGGTTTTATTAGCGTAGACGCCTATCTCGAAGGGGAGGAGACTTCGGATGTGGGTGGAGGGGGTTAGCTACGAAATCCCGTGGATTAGGATGAAGCGTGGGCAAGCAATTTTTATTCCATGCCTCGACCCGCCACGGGCTAGGGCGCAAATCCTAGCGATTACCAAGCGCCTGAAGCTCAAGATATTGATGAAAGTGGTCATCCACGAGCGCATCAGGGGTTTACGCATTTGGCGAATATGATATTAGGGGGGTGAGGTTTGCTCCCTCCATGGTTATCCTCTGCCCCCAGTGTTAACGCACTGGGGGTTTTTTGTTACCTCGCGATCTTCTGGGCGTAGTAGGACTCGTTTCGAGTAAGCCCCATGCCCTGAATGTCGTAGCGGCTTTCGGAGATCATACCTCGAGCGGACTTTACCATATCGCCGGTCGAGATCATAAACAGCGGGTTGCCGGTCTCGCGGTTAAATTGCTTAATACCTTCTATGGCCTCACGCAGAGTGTCGGGGTCCTGCCTCCGAAGGGCTTCAGTGTACGCGCTAAGCTTAGTCTTCCGCTTGGAGTTTATCTGGTCAATACGGCCTAGGATCATCTTGTTTTGCTCTTGTATTCTAGACACCACCATCGGGTTAAAGCCTAAGGCAGCCCCGACAATTGCACTGTCCTCGATGTCATCCTTAGCCAGTTTGACTTTACCGGACTGAGTCCGCAAACCTTCGGTAGCTAGACGCCATGCTTTAGCTGCGGCGCGGAATGGTGCGGGGAAGCCCGCCTCGATTGCGGCCCCTATCTCGCCTTTGTTAAAGTTTTCTGCCATGCCCACGACATTAAGCGATGCTGACGCGCCCGGAATGTTAGCGGTCAGAGCATTCGTGGTGTACTCGGTCCAAGTTTTAGCGCTTTGCGGCGACCGCCACCACAGAGACATCAGGTCGAGCGAAACACGCGACCCCAAGTTCCAACCACTGGCTTCCGAAGCGGGGCCATTAAGGATGATATCGGATAGGTCGTAATCAAGGCCGTCTTTGCCCCCGACCTTAGGCGTACCGAAGTGCTCAGGCATCCACTCGTAGAGAAACTGGGCTTCTACGCTATTAGCCGTAAGCGGGTTTTTAATCATGCGCCGCCGCCGCTCTTCGTCGTCGTCGGTCAGATATTGGAGTGCCCCAAGCGCCGCCATCCCGATACCATAAAGCGGTAGCCCCTTGAGCCCCGCGAACGCGAAGGCCATGCTGAGTACGCCAAAGGCTTCCTTCATAGCAGCGGTACGTTCCTCGCGCGGTACATCCTTACCGAAGATGGTTCGCATCGAAGTGACAAAGAAGCGGGTCGTGTTGACCGAGTACTGCTTAAACAGGAACACCGCCTTAGCAATCTCACTGCTCTTCATCAGGCTAGGGCGGTTAAAACTGCTGTAGTTACCCATAGTATAGTCGAGCGCAGCTTTGGCAGTATCCGTGGCTTTTGCTTCGCGTTCTGCCTGAGTTAGCCCTTGGCTAGCCAGCTTATTGTATTCCAGCTCAAACGTGGACATAAAAGTAGCTTCACGAGTAAACTGTTCGGACACATCGAACAAATACGACATAGCGTCATATGCTTTGCGCATCGTGGCTTGGGTCTTACTTTCGCCAGCCGTAGCTGGGGTCTTCTCATTTTTCATCGTAAAGGCCGACATGGGCTCAAAGATACCCAAGTCGCGCGCTTTCTCGTACGCACGGCGGAATATTGGGTTGCTCTTAACCAGCGCCGACTCACCCAGAGTCGGAACGCGGAGTGTACGGTTACCGGCTGTGTCAGTGCTCTCCAACTTGGGCGCGTTCTTGAACACGTTAGTCCACTTACCCATGACCTTGGTCGTCTTAGCCAAACCGTACTTACCCCAGAGGTGAGGTGCCACGCGGATAGGGAGCGCGGTGAGGTTAATCATGGCCGTGGCAGGCGCAGTCAGGAACGAGAGGTAGGCCCAGCGGTTGGCCCAAGGTACCAGCTTGCTAGCTATGCCGTCCTGAGGCGTAGCGTTCATTTCCAATTGTACGCGGTATCTGGTCTCCCCTAGGAATCCCCTACCCAGCTCGGCTTCTTCAGCATTTGCGCTATCCAAAATAGCTTTGGAGGCGGCTAGTTCCCGGTCGATTTGCGGGCCATACTCTAGACGAGCAAGGTCAGTGGCGTATTCCTCAGCCGAGGTAGCTACGTTGCGAACGATATCAGCGCTAAAACCTTCACGGTTTTTGGATTTCATGAAGCGTTTACGCACTGCGCCCTCTGGGCTTCCCAGTAGGTATAGCTGGTATAGCTGGTCCTGAAGCTGCTTCTTGCCAGTTTCAGTTATAGTTTCCGTGTCGATGCCACCGATAATATTCAGTGCTTCGTTGAACAGTTTTGAGCCAGCCAGCGCACCGTCTTGGTTAAAGTCTATCTGGGCATCATTACCAGACTCAAATACTTTGTCGGTTTTAGGAACCCCAAGCTCTTTGGCAGCATCTGCCCAAGCTTTATCCCGCTCAGCCATGTCCTCAAAGAACTTAAGGTTTGGTGCGCCAGTCTTGCTCTCGCGTACACGCAGCCAGTATTGGCCGTAGCGTTTGAACGGAAAATACTCCTTGTGGAATAGCCCTAGCGGAACTTCGGGGAACTCTTCGTGTGCGTCTTCTTCGCTAGGAGCATTAACCTTATCGGCTAACTTTTCCTGTTCCAGTGCGTAAGCATTCATGAGTTTCTTCTGGGCTTCTTCAGAGAGGCCCATGTTCTTTAGATTTTCTTCAATAAGGAATCGGCGTATGTTGTACAGGTCTTGGAACATCGTCCTGACCTGCTTGTACATTGCCTGCCCGCCCTCGGTTTTATCGAGTTCGTTCCAAAGTTTAAGCGCATTGTCAATCTGAGTTTGGCGCTTAGCTAGCTTTGCAGTGTAATCGACGCGCTTGCGAGGGGTAAGGCTAGGGTCTGCCAGCAGCTTGTTATACTTGCTCCAGATACCGTCAGAGGTATAAGCCTCTGCGTTAGTCATACCTGCTTTAAAACGCAGCATGTCCACGTTGGCAATACGCGCAAAGTGCATGGTATCTGCCAAGATGTTCTTACCCGTCTTAGCAATATACTCCTTCAAGGAGTAGACGATCTTGGAGAGACCCTTCTGGTAGTTATGTCGCGCAGCGTTAAGGTTCTCCATGCTAGCGGCAGCCCGGCGCAGCGGCGCAGCAAGCTCCTTACCCAGAACCGACTCTGCGTAATCCAGCATGCCGTCGGTTGGAAGGGCCTTAAGACCTCCCCCCAGAATGAATTTACGCGCAACACCCGTGCGCGAAAGACCGGGAATCCAGTCGCGGATACCGTGACCCTTGATGGCATTACCCAGCCCGGAAGCTACGCCCTTGCCGTACTTCTCTTCATCAATACGGTCACCGGAGGACTGGACCTTAGCAATACCGTCATCGATCTGGGTATCCGCAGCACGGATGTCTTCGGCCATTTGCCCTTCGATATCTGCCATCGGGCTAGGCTTGGGACTAAGGATAGGCTTCTTGGCTGTGACAACCACAGCATTGGTTACCGCGTCCATGTATTTAGCGAACGTCTCGTTCGGTAGATAGCCCTGTCCGGTAATCGTTTGGTAAAACTTCTTAAGCGCCTTACCCACAGCCGAGAAGAATTTGTCAACAGCGGTCAGGGGCACCTTACTAGACGTCGCCCACTTAGCTACGTTGTCCGCATACCACTCTTCAAAACTCGTTACATAAGCTTTAGATGCCTCAGCAACCTGAGTAGTGTCATCAAACTTTTTAGCTCTGATATTTTCCTGAGCAGCTTCATAGGTACGTGCGGCTTCAAGTAGCGCTTTGGCCCCCATACCCTGAGTTCGCGTAACCCACTTCTTGTGCTCGGCTCTAATCTCGGCCTGTATCTTCGGCGGAGCAGCATCAAACATCACCTTCTCATGCGCATGGCCGAGTTCGTGAGCGAGGATTTCTAGAGTATGCGTGAGGTTAGCATGCTTATTCCCAAGAATGATAATACGTTCACCGTTATGGATACTTGCCATACCATGAACACTGGGCCCGAAACCCCTTATATTACTACGGATGTTATACCCGAAGCTCTCGCTATCATCCCACAAGTCTTCAATGGTAGTGAAGTGGACAGCTTCACCCGGAATAAGCATAGCTTTCCACGCACGGATTACGCCAGCAAGCTTAGGTGGGATATTTTTAGATAGCGATACACCAGCCTTATCATATTTAACGGCTTTGTTCTTCGCCGCCTCAGCTTGAAAACTAGCTTTAGCGTTTAGCAGGCCAACAAATTCCTGCTGGGTCATCCCCTTAATATCGCTATGGTTAAGTAGCGACACATCTTTAAGTCCGTAAGATGTAGAGTTCGGCCCTATCTTAAATGGTATATATAAAGTGCTGCCCGTAACTGAAAAGTTACGGATAAGCCCAATATCGCCCTTCTGATAAACGACCTTAGCCCCGTGATATTTATTGGCGACCCTTTCGGCGCGGGCCTGCTGCTCTGGTGTAGTCTCGACAGGCGTAGGCGCAGGCACAACTTCAGGTTCTACTGGCGCAGGCGCAGGCGTAGGCGCAGGCATAACTTCAGGTTCTACTGGCGTAGGCGCAGGCGCAGGCATAACTTCAGGTTCTACTGGCGCAGGAGTAGATACTACAGGCGTAGGTTCCGGCGTAATTGCCACAGGCGCAGGCTCAGGTGCCGCCTCTACGGGTGCAGGCTCAGGTGCCGCTTCAGGCGCGTTGGCTTTGCGCTTCAAGAACTCAGCATTGATTGCAGCGGCGTTGTTGGCGATGAACTGCTCAAGCTCTGGGTTAGGGCTTGCATCTTGCTCCATGATGCGGCGGACGTACTCGTCTACAGCGGTCTCAACTGTGTATTCGGGGCCAGCTGCGGGCTGTTCTACTACCGGTTCGGGGGCTACCGCTTCTTCTACCACGGGTGCAGCAGGGGCGATGTTGTTGGTAACTAGCACGTCCTTAACCACCACGGTGGGGTCGAAGATTTCACCCCTAGCGGCGCGCTGCGCCATCTGGATGGCGGCTTGAGTAATCACCTTCGCCGGAACCGGCACATTAATGTACTCGGGGATGGTATCGACTGCCCGGTTAGCTACTACCTTGGCAGCCGCCATGCGCTCTTTGGGGCTAGCGGCCTCGTAGATCGACACCGCATCCGGATGGTACTGGTCTAGTGGACCGGGCTGTGGCGCTTCGCCAACTGGAGGGACGTCAGGAGCACTTGCAGGCGTTCCCACTCCGGTGGGCTCAGGAGCGACAGGTTCGGGGTTAATTGTAGGTCCAACTCCGGGTTCGCCAGCACCCGGAACGCTAGCTCCACCTCCGGTAATGTCAGGTTCACTTGGGACTCCATCTGGCGCAGGCGTTTCCGGTGCAGCCTCAACTGTAGGTTCTTGCTCTCCACGAGCTTCCCTCCTTTTAAGCTCTTCCTCGATTATAGCGCGTTCGTTGGCAGCAAACCTAATGGCTGTCTCTTCGGACATACCGGGAAATAGGCCACGTACCTGTGCGGCGCGGGCGTCAATCGCCGCTTTACGCTCGTCGTCTGTGACTGCTGGATTAGCTAGAGTGCTTCCGAGTGCTGCGCTACCTTGATACATTTCCGCCTCGTTAGAAGCTTCGGGCTTACCCCCCGCAACTGCGCCGAGACCCCCGCCGAATACGCCGCCAAGGATGCCTTCGTATGCTGCCTGCCCGGCAACGCCTTTCCACGTATCTGTATCGTACCCTGCATTCTGCTCTGCAAGGTTCTGGGCCAACCGTTCCTGCCCCGCTTGAATACCTTCGGGAACGGCTTCTTCAGCAAACCCAGTTGCAGTCCTACGGACGAGGCCATGTGTAGCTTGCCGAGCTGCACCTTCGAGGATTTCTTTCTCTGCTGCGCGGCCAATAATACCCCCCAGCTGGCGAGAGATACCGGTCGAATTGGCGATAGCTCCGATTACGCCCCCGAGGGCGATCTGCCCGGTATTAGCACTACCGTATTCTTGCGCCTTCTGCGCCATCTCTTCAGCTTTATCGTCCGAGACATTATGCTTAAGGGCCGCAGCTTTCACCGCGTCGTAGATGTCGCCCTTAATCATGCCCACGCCAGACACAGCGCCAACACCAGCCATGGCGGCAATGGGTGCAAGACTGCTACCGCCAGTTGCAGGAGCAGCTAAACCAGCAGCGACGAACGGGAGGGCCGACCCGGTAAGGCTGGCAGCGGTCTCCAACGGGGAATACATAGCCGACTTAGCAGCAGCCTTAACCTCTTCCCAGATACCTTTACCTTCAGCCTCCTGACGGATTAGGGCGGCAGCCTTAGCATCTTTGCGTGACTGGGCCGACGTCAGCGCGTCAGCAAAGGTGGCTACTCCTTCGAGGGCATCAGAGGCGGTATTCCCGGCCCCGAAAACATCGGTAAACGTCTTGCCAGTAGAAGCCAGACCTTGGGTAAAGCGCAGCGGGATATCCGCGACAGCAGATAGCGCACCCCCCACGATAGGGATGTTTTCGAGAACACTAGGAGCCTCCTGATTAGCTTCCCAGCTCTTAGGGTCAGCGGGGTTACCGCCGTTAAATTTATAGCCCCCGACTACATCACCCACAGTAGGGGGTAAGCGACTCCAGTTATCTGGGTCACCGGGATTACCGCCTTTAAACCGGTACCCATCCTTTACCGTACCAACAGGCGGGGCTGACATGTACTAATCCTTCACTGCTGGTACTGAGACCAAGGTCCTGCAGGTGCGCCGGTAGCTGTACCGCCTGATTGATCCCCGGGGAAGCCTTCCGTCATACTTGACGGAGCATACTTCTGTTTGAGCCGTAGATACTCCCTATAAGCATCTGCGTCTGTCCAGCCGGGATTAGCATTCTTAAGTAGGGCAATTGCCCCCTCTTGGTCACTTGGATTAACTCGTATAGATGCAATCGCTTTTTGAGCGTCGATCTGGTTCTGACTTCTGGTCATCTCGTTTGTCTCTTTGACACCAAACTGGCGCTTCTGTTCACCAAAGGCACGGTTCTGAACAGCGATCTCGGCTAACTTATCTGCATGAGCTAGGGCGTCATGGGCAAGCTCACGGCCCTCCTTATTGCTGTAATCTTCCAGCTTTGCCGCTTCCATAATAGCGTCGCGGGCTTCCTTCTTGAGGTCCTTGAGATCAGCTTTCAAACCAGCAACAGCGGGCGCACCGGCTTCGCCGACTGCCGTAAGGAAGTTCGGACTCTTAGACGACATCAGCGCAAGGCCGAAGTTCATCAACGCCATGTTAGCGGCTTGCTTGCGATCTTTCTTTTCGTCCGCCAAAACTCTGCGGGTCTCTTCCATAGCCATATCAGAATACGTATGCTGCTGAGGTGCCAGTGCGGTAAGGCTGGCTTTCGTCTTTTCAAGGTTAGCTGGGTTAAAGGCATCCATCGGGTCAACTATCCCAGTAGCTGTACGCGCTCCGCGATGCCCGCCGGGTTCTACATGGACATGGTCGCCTTCATTGATAATATCGTAGCCCGGACCATAGAGATTTGTAAGTTGCGCTTTTAGTGCACCCATACCCATGCCGGTAGGCGGGGCGAAATCACGGGCGTTGTTTGTCAGGTGGTAGCTATGAGGATTACCGCCTACCTGAGCATTGTCGGCAGCGCTGCGCTCCCGACTAGTAACTCGGATACCGGGGATAGCTTCTACAGCTTCTTTCTCGAACCAAGGACCGAGGGGACCCCCCTCAGCAAAAGCCACAACACCCCCCGGCGCGTAGTTCTGGGTATCGTTGTCACCAACAGACGAGTTAAACATATCGTCGGGCACGGGGAGCGTAGCCAGACCGCCATCAGCGAACCCGGTACTTTCAGGAAGCCCAGCCTCCGGGAACGGGAGAAGCGAATGCAGATGACCGCCGCCAGCGAACGCCACCATGCCGCCTTCGGCCATACCCGGACCCATGGGCTGCATATCTTGCGGTGACTGGGGAGGCATCGGCATATCAGGCGGGGGAGCACCAGCGCCCATCGGGGGTGCGCCGGAAATAGCAGGGAGACCACCGGGAGCCTGAGCGGGAGGCGTCTGCGGATTAAATACTTGGCTAGCTACCGTGCCCTGAGGGGCCTGCGACTGCTGCGCACCTGCTGCCATGCGGTCAATAAACATACCGGCAAGCGTACCGACCGTGGGGTCGACAATACCCAGCTGCATCGCCTGAGCGATCT